CATCTCGAGCGCCATATGCCTTGTCGAGTTTCTGCTTAAGATCTGTAATAGCTTCTTTGACTTTTTCTTCAACAAGTTTTTGCACAGGATCCGCAGAATTAGAGGCACTGCCTTTATTTTCTGAAGAATCTGTAGCATTATCAAGATTTTCAGTGTTTTGGTTATCTACTTCAGTTGACATTTTCATTCCTTTGAGTACAACTCATGTTTTTAAATAAAGATACCATCTTTATTTTTCAAGGTATAATACATATTCAGAACTATACCTGGGTTAATTTAACGGGTTAATTAATTAACACCGTACCATCCGTAATCAGACTCAAAATTAGAAGGCACTTCTTTTAAAATATCTTCCTTTTTGAGAATGTCTTTTTCTGCAATAATTTTACCGCCTATTTTTGATTTTCCTGGAATAGGTATTAAACCTTTTTCAATAGCTTCTTCTAAATACTTGTCATAAATTTCTTTTGGTAAACCTCTAGATTTCATCTCATTTAAAGTCATCATAACAACATTGTTGTCTAAAGTCTCAGCATAAATTTCTCTTAAAGCATTTCTTGATTTTAACATATCTGTTGTATTAGTAAAGAAAGCATCATGTACTGTCGATGTTGGTACTTTATTTTTACGACCCCATAAATGAAACTTCTTTACAATTACGGCATCATTTGAATGATTACCATTAACTGCAAAAGCTGTTCTAGCTCTAGTAAGGTCTGCAATATCATTAATTTTGCCAGATTTATTTATTACTTGTTCCCACCAAGTTGCCTCAGTTTTTTGAGGTACTTGCAAAATATTAGTAGTCCAATTTCCATATTTATCTTTATATACTAGTCTTTCTTCAAAAGTTTGTGTAAAATTCTGTTCAATAATTTTTCCATCAAAATTTACCCAAGGAACATTTGTCCATTTCTTAGGTAGTTTGTTAGCATAAAAAACTTCTACTTCATTTAAAGTTTTAAGCTGCGCAATTTCTACCTTAAAATACTTAGCTCCAGTTCTTCTGTCAGCTGGCGCTTCAACACCATATAGGATGTTATACAAGGTATCATTAGGTTTCCAAAAACCAAATCTTTTAAATACTTTTTCACTGAAAGCTTCGCCTGCTTTAATTCCAAGTATTTCACTCACACGATCTGGTAATGTGTAACCTTTCTTTTTAGATCCTAATAAAGCGGTTTTGGCAATTGTTTTCCAATCAAAGTCACTATTAGAAGGCTTTGCATTCGCAAGAAATTCTTCAGACAACCTTCCAAAATATCTTGTAAAGTCTTTAAGAATAGGTACTTGTTCACCTAAGTACTCACTCATGATTTTAGCAATTTCTTTAAAGTCATTTGGTGTAATAACTTTTTCATATGAGTGAGACATCTTCTCTACAAGATCTTTTGTTTTAGGATCAAGAAAGTACAGTTGATCTAATATTTCGTCACCAGGGTCGATTCCCTTATTAAAAATATCTCTTACATTATTTCTAAGTTGCTTTAATTCTTCCGCAGTCTCTGGATCGAATTTCTCATATCTAGCAATTCTGGCAGAAATCTCATTCAATACAGTTTCGCGATCAGCTGCTTTTACTACGAGAACATTTTCTTCTTTACCAAGAATTTTTGAAAGTTTACCTTCTACGTTTAAAGCACCGGTTCTTTCACCAGCACCATAGAAAGTAACCATGTTTTGAGCTTTAGCAGCTTTTCTTAAATCTTTTTCTGTTAAGCCAAGCTTCTCGTTTAGCTTCCTAAATCTAGCATCATTATAAGTAGCTGCTGCAATTTCATCGTATAGTCTTTTCTTTTGATTAGTAGGAATTACATTAGACAACTCTGCTAACTGTTTGTTACGAGTTGTTAAAGCAATAATTTGAGCCCCTGAAGAAGATGCATCTTGTTCTAGAGCTAAAGCTGTTTTATAATTTTCTAAAGTTTTTAAATTAGATAGTTTATAATCACCTTTTAAATAATTATCAATTTTTGCAGTTTCCATTGCTAATCTAAAAAACTTTCCTAAATCTTCACCATCAATACGAGAAGCCATTTCAGATTCTAAAATAGCTCTTATATCGTTAGGCTTGGCTCTGAGCATATGATTACCAATTTTTACCATTTCCGGCCGCCATTTCATCGCAATCTTTTGACGTCCAGTAATGGATAAAGAATTATAAGAGCCTTCAAAGTAATCACTAAGTCCACCAAGGAAAGAACCTATTTGATCTTGAAAGTTTTTAAAATCAGCAATACTGTAGTTCTTCTCTACCTCTGTATTTAAAAATGGACGAAATGTTTCTCCAGATTGTGGACCAATTAAACCTCTATCATAGATTCTAGCGCGATGATCAATAAACGGATGATTACTGAAAGCCTTATCATCTTTAGATAGCCATTCCATTGCTTTCAACCGCTCATAAGAGTCACCACGAGATATCATATATTTTCGATACTCATTGCGATCATTATAAAAAGCAGCTTTACCCTTGTCATCTTCAAAATATAAAATTTTATTTACGAAGTTAAAGTAATCTCTATCTATTTTATACTTAGCTTTAGCGGCCCAATTTAAAGCATCGACAAAGTTTTTATCAATAAATTCTTCAGGAAAATCACTAAAGCTAGAAGTAGATGTAATTGGTATTCTAGTATCTTCATAACCTAAAATACCACGATCTATAAAATAAGTCTTATAGCCTTCTCTAAATACTAATCTATTTTTATCTTCAGTTACAGATACTCTTAAACCAAGTTCGACCTTACGTGTTAACTTTGCATAATCTTGAATTCTTGGGTCTGTGACTCGAATATTGTAAGAAAGAGAATCATAATAAGGACCAAAATAAGCTCCACTTAGTCTGCTTTTCATTCTACGCTTTTGTACGCCAAATGTCTCTATTTCGAAAAATTCACTTACATTTTTAGCTTCTAAGATTTTCATTCCAAGATCATACCACTTACGTCTGTCACCATTTATATTAGCTAAATTGTATAAATCTCTTCCTAAAGCCACAGCAAATTGGTCTCTATCAGGGCTATCAGCTAAGCTAAGTCTATGTGCAAACTTTAAATAAAATTGTTGAAGATCGCGATCAGATACTCGAGCTTTAATTACAAGTGGAATTTTGTAATCAAAAGTGTTTCTTAATTCTCTAGCAATTTTTGGTGCTACAGTGTCTTCCCATTTATTTTTCTTAAGAATATTATCAACAAAGTCATCATGCAGCTCTTGCAACTGAGTTGCACCCAGTACAGGATCAATATAATTATCTTGTGTTAATTTCTTTAAAAGATTAGTATCACGTCTAAGTTGTGTTTCAATGAAATCGGAAACGTTCATTACGTCAAATTTTATTTGACTTTGAATTACGGCTTTAAAATTAGACCAAATTTCTTTATTGTCACGATACCTGCCAAAAATAATTCTAAGATTTTCCATTACAGCAGTACGTTCATTCAGGCTCATCCTATCCGAAAGACTTTCTACAAAATTTTTAATGAATTCTTTATCTCTAGGTAATAATTTTTCGCTTTCGTCAACAAGCCGAGTAGCATTCGCAAATGTAGCTGGGTTAGGTTGATAAAGTCTTACATCCTCATATCTACCTGTAATAGGATTAAATATAAGCTGATCATCTCTAGGCGGAGTTGTTAATACTCTATTCTTAGCAGCTCTCTTAGTTTGTAATAATGTTCCACGATAATTAGTTATAGATAAGACACCATCTAACTCATTTGATTGTAATAAATAATAATCTCGAAGTACATTTGTAAGTTCTTTGGAATTAATCAAATCATCAGGTGTGTTAGCACCTAATTGCATTGCATCTAATTTTTGTTTAGCTGCGGCAAATCTTCTGGTATCTCCAGGTACATTGTAATTATCAGTTAATGCTCTGAGTTCTCTTATACCGACAGAGTTACCTTCTGCATTAGTGAATCTATCGAGAGTGAGTTGACCTGAATTAAATAACTCTACCTTTTGATAGTCACCAAGATGCCTTAACTTTACTTCGTTAGATTGTCTGCTAAGCCAATCATTGTAGTTTTCTCGAGACGGTGTTTGACCATCATAATAATTTATCTGCTTCTTAGTTAAGTTTTTAATATTATCTCTACGTACTTGGGCAACGCCTTCTAACTTGGCAATGTCTTCCCATTTTTTAAATACTGGAATTGTCGTAGATCTGCAATGAAAATGAGCTGGTGGTAAATGCACCCTATCATCAGGTGGATATATTTTTCCATCACGATGAGCACATAAGGGAGTTGTTCTTGAATCCAATACAGCAACATATTGCCAACCAAATATAGCTTTTTTATTTGCTTCGTAAACTGCCTGATCCGTTTGTGCTGTTACAGATGTTATAGCAGTTACTACTAATGCCTTTGATTGGCTTCTGCTTATCGAATGCACATTGCCTTTACGAATATCTACAGCAATTTGATCAATTGTTTTATTTTCAGCAATACCTTTTCTGATAATAGCGTCAATACGTTTTCTTTCCGCAACATTTACGCCAGCCCATCCAGCTGAAAGTGTTTTATCAGAATATAAAGGTTTTTCTAAAACAATTTCTTCTGCAATTCTCTTTTGAGGTCTTTCGGCATTCCAAATAAAACCCATTTTAGACTCAATAGTTTGGAATGTATAAGATAATTGATCTGAAACCAAATCTAATAAAGATCTCTTAGAAATATTAAAAGCTTCTTTGTAGGTTTTATTTAATTCTCTATCAATTAATTCTTCGGCTTGTGCTCTAGATAATTTCTTTTCAGTAAGTAATTTTTCAAGTCTTATTTCATGCTCATCTAAATTTGCAAGTATTTTATCGTTTACACGTCTTTCGTATAAACGTAACATTGCAGCTCTATCTATGGTTCGATCGTATATATCTGTATTAGCATTTTGCTTCATCGTCGGCCTCGACTGGACATGCGAGAAGGTACCGCCTAGGTACCAGGTTATGGGCAGGCGGCACGGATGAGGCAACCCTATGGGCTACCCCATCCCCTCGACCGCAGCAGCACTGTGCGCCACTTTAATTCATTTATTTTTAGAAGATTTTTTCTTTTTCTTTTGTTCATTAGCAACATCCAAAGCAATTGCTATAGCTTGTTTTTGAGGTTTACCTTCTTTAACAAGCATTGATATATTTTTAGAAACGCTTTTTTGAGTAATACCTTTAGATAATGGCATTTAGATATATCCTCATTTATTTATCCCACATACGTTTACGAATTTTTTCAGCTGCTTGTTTAGCATCTGAAACACTTTGGTTGATTAAATTTTTACCGTAAGACTTAATGTTACTTACGTTCTCGTAATCTCTAGCCTGTTTGACAACTGCATCTTCTTTAGATTTAGCCTTTGTTGCAGCGTTGATCTCATTGGTAATAGAGTCTTGTTTAATTGTTTTTTCGTTGATTCTAGAATCAATCTCTCTTCGCAAAGCACTATTGGTACGCTCAGCTTCAGTAATTTTTCTTTTATTATTTTTGTTAAGAATGGCATCAGCAGCAGAAAAACCTGCTGCTGTACCGATTGCAGCAGGCGGTGATACCACTGCTAAAGGTGCTGACATGAGTAATCCATTTTTTATATAAGATTTTAATTCTTTATCTTTATAGTTTGAAATTAAATCCTCGTTTACAATATTTTTAATCTTTACCTTATTCAATTGATTAAGTTCATCACGAGTTTTATTAAGTTCTTTAGAATCAGATTCAATTTGTCGGTTATAACCCATAGAAAATGCTTTTGAAACAGCAGCTTCCTCATTTAATTTTTGTTGTTTTTCCCTAGTTGCAAAGTAACCACCAATACTATAACGATAAGGTGATGAGGGACTTCCACCAGTACTATATTGATTTTTACCTTCGGGGTTGTTAACTTTACCTTTTCCAGGACCCGTAGCCATATTAACCTCACGAATTAAACAGGTTGAGTAATTTGTCCATTAGACAAATCACCTTCCAGTTGTTGAGCAATGACACCCTCAGCAAAAGCTAAATTAGCTTTTCTATCTAAATTAATTAAATTATCATTTGTAATTTCCACTTGACCAGTGGCGTCATCATAGTCTGGAGGTAATACATCGTTTTCTTTAAGAATTAATAACCAAACAGATCTAGGAACTAAACCGCCTTGATACCATTCAGTTATTAAGCGCAACCAATTGGCATCTGCAGATACTGGATTAAAATCTTGGGCTAGAGAAAATTTAATATCACTTGCTTTTAATTCTAGGTTATAACGCCAATTGATCATAAAAGCAATAATCTGGCACATAGTGGCACTTATTTTAGTATTTAAAGTACCAATTTTAGCCGTTTGAGCAGCATTTCTAATTTCAAGAGCTACTCCAGACTGAGCACTCTCTGGAGATAACATGCGAATGCCAAGTCTAGCCATTTCCTCGATACCCGCTGCAATGGCTTTTTCCATATCAGCTAAAGCATCAGTAGGAGTTTTTAGAACATCCACTGAATCGTCTTGACCAAGCTTTATCCAACTACCTAAGCCTGAATGCACAATTTCTTCAAAGGCATCATCACTAATATCAGCCTTGACTACCGGAGTATAGGTCGCAGCACCATAAAGTAGATGATTACGTCTGCTGACTTTGTTGTATAAGCTAACTTCTTTGTCAATTAAAGGCGATAAGAAAGGTTCT